CACCACGATCCATGATTGGCTTTACGCTCTTGTCCACAATCTGTGGTGGGGTTTTGCTGTTGGCATTGATAAAATAATGCCCTTTATATGCTTCGTCATCGCGCTCCACATCCCCATCACGCAGAGGAATTTTTATAGCAGCCTTGTTGGGCTTCTTTCCACCAAACTTAGCGATGCCTTCTTCAATAGCAGCATCAATAGCAGCATTTACTGCGTTAATGGTTTCTGTATCGTCCTTTGGAATGAGTACGGATACGCTGTATTTTTCAGCACCACCGTTGACGGAAACCGGCTCCCAGCCGTGGAAGTATGAAAGTCTTGTGTTCACACCTGTAATAACCTTAGTTCTATTCGTATTGTTTTTCATAATGATCAATCCTCCATAATTTCATTAAATTCGTTTTTTGCGTTCGTTACGTTCATAGCCACTCTTTTATCTGTTTTAGGAACAAGCGTTGGCTTTCCCGGTGGTTTTACTATGAGGCTTCCTAAGATTTCCTCAAATTTGGTTTTGCCCATCAGTTTCTGCATCTCTGTCAAAGGAATAAGGCTCTTACGGTAAATATCCTTATATCCGCTTACTACAGCTCTTTCCGCTACAGCATCTTCATCTTTGTATTTGCGAACCGAGCGACCTTCCACAACTTTAAAGCCACTCCACTCTTTACCGTGGTTAACTGCTGCATCTGTGGCATAAGCAGTTATTTCATTGGCCCACTTTGTGAGGTCGGGAATAATCATTAGAATTTCCTCAATCTCGCTATCCGTAAGAAGTGGTGGCATCTTAAACTCCTTCTGAGCCAGTTTGAGCTTTTCATCAGACCTAGCGCGACATCTGGTGGATGCTCTGCAGAAAGTACACCACGGACCAGGGATATATTCACCTTCTCCTTGATAGGCTTTTGCTGCCTTAGGTTTTAGTTCTTCTTCTGCCCAGGCTTTAAGTTCTTCTACCGGAACAGTCCAGGTGCTGACGTTTTCTCTTCGCGGCTGAAATATTGTCATTGATACTTCTTTGATGTCGTAGAGACTGTCATAGATTTCAAGAGCCCCTAATGCATAGAGTTTCATCTGCGGATTGTTTTCTGCGTCCACAAGGACTCCAATTCCGTATTTGAAATCCACTATGTGAAGCCTGTCATCTGAAATGATTACACAATCTCCCGTACCAAATCCATCTGGTACATAACAAGAGAAGTCAAGACGTTGTTCAATAAGAACGATAGGGTCAGTACAGGACTTTCTTGCACGTTCTACCTGCTCCATGATGAAGGCAACATAGTCATCTGTGCATTCTTCCATTTCATCTGAATCATACTCTGACACGGGCCTCTTACTTCTGATGTGGAGAGCCTTTTTCAGTTTGTGTTCTGAGAGTTCATGTGCTGCAGTACCTGCTTTTGCCGCCTCTCCACTTGTGTTTTCAAACTCAAGTTCAAGCCTTGCAGATGGCAAGCAGTGAAGCCACCTGTGTGATGAAGATGCAGATAATATTGCGTGATTACCCATTGCCAAGAACCTCCGCATCTTTCAAGATGTCAGCGTAATATGCCTTGTCAACTGCACTAAGCTTATCAGCCCCATACTTCCCAATAATCTCTCGAACCTCGGCTGTAAAACCAAGCTGGCTTTTTTCAGCAAGGACCATACGCACTTTTTCAAGTGGGATCTCCGGCTTTTTAGTTGTTTCTGTCTTTGTGGCAGGCACTTCTTCAGGCGCAGCATCGCTTTCGGTCATTGCATTGCAAACCACTTCTATGCTGTCTGCAAGGCTTCGCATATCGCTTACCACATCAAGCAGTAACTTTACTTTGCTCAAGTTCATTTCCTCCTTTCGTAGTCTCACAGATAGCAAGTTCCTGGACGCTATCTCCCGGAATAAGAATTGTTACACGCTGTTTATCTCCAAGGAGGAAACGTAGAATGCGCTCCCTTACGGTGACATTACGGCAAGTAACGATTCCGCCTGTCTGTGGCATTTGAAACACTGATCTTCAGGTTGTGTTTCATATCCATCACCTCTTTCTGAAGGGTCATTATTTGTTCCCCTCTATCTGGTAGCCGTGGGAGGAATAGAAATCTGACGGTTTTATGAAATAACAAAAAAATAATGCCCTCAGAAGTTTTAAACCTCCAAGGGCATAATGCTTAACTATTCAGTTTTGATAAAGGCATCTGTAAAGCCTGCAGCTTTTACTCTGGCCAGCATAGCATCTGCATTAGATTTTACGCTGTAGGCCCCGACCTGAACCCTGTAAAGCTTCTGAGGAGGTGTAGTGGAAGGAGTAGGGGCTGTCAGTAGCTTTTTTACGTCATCTCTGAAAGAATCCATACTCTTACCATGCCTAGAAAACCAGTGCTGAGGGTCTCCGTGATTACTGGCGATTTTCTTCTGATAGCCTTCATAGTGGCCAATGATGTCGTTCTCTGTCAGATCATAGAGTTTACAAAGGTGCGCACAAAGTTCCGTGGCTTCCTTATAAACTGTATTGAAATAAGAGGCGTCGGACAGATTATCTTCACAGATTTCAAATCCGATGTGACTGTTGTTGGCGTCACCACCTGCATGCCACCCTCTATGATCCCATGGCAGGGTCTGATAGGTAGCGACGGTTCCATTTTTAAGTTTTCCGATAAAGGCATGGACACAGACTTGTCTGCCACTTGGTCTATGCTGGTTCCAATGATTGTTGTACTGGTTTTCTCCCAAGCTGCCATCATCTGGACCAACATATCTACGTAGATATGGATTGTTAGCTCCGGTGCTGTGGACCATAATGCCTTTGGGTTTAATTTTCCTGCCTACTTTATAACATTCATTTTCTGTAAAGATAAGTTTTTTAATGTTCATAGATTTTCCCTCCTACGATTTGTTGCAATCTATAGAAAAATAAAAACGCCACAGGCATGGCCTATGACGCTTCTACTAGAATAGGTATTCTTGATCAGTTATGTCGTCTTCATTTAAATCTCTCGTCTCATTTTCTTCCCCGCAAACCGGGCATCTGCCATAATAATCTCTAAATGTTAAACTCCCTTCCAAGTGCATTAAATACTTCACTAAGATTAACGTCGCACCACAATGGCATTTAATTTTGGTCACTTTCATCCCCTCCAAAAGCATTATGCGAAGGGGATGACATTTTATACAGCTAATCCAGTTTTCCTTCATCAAAAATCTGATCGCTATTTTCATGCCAATAGAAGTCTAGAGTTTTGTGGCAGCATGGACATTCCTCTTGATAGTTCCTAATCACCATTTTGTCACTGAGTAGTAAGTTGTAATTGATGACGCATAATGGTTCTTCGCAATAGCTACAATGAATAAATACCATTTGAACACCTCCATAACTTACATATGCAAAGAATGCTCAAATGGCAAAATCAGTTATTACTTTGTTCCATCTTTATCTCCACCGTCTTTAAGTTGTTCCAAAACATCGCGGAACTTCTCTGGAATAGGAAGTCCAAGTCTTGTGGCGTTTTCAATGATGCTGATTCCTTCATTGGATAGGTAGAAGAAGATGACTGCTGTTCTGATAACACCACCATCACCGATAATGTTCTGATCAATGATGTGGGCAATGCCTACCAACGAAAAAATAACGACTTTCTTGAAGATGCCCCGAGCACCAACGTCACTGGATAAATGCTTCTCGATAATGGCGCACATGACACCAAGCAGATAGTCAATGACCACAAAGGCAATCAGGGCATATAAAAATCCATCGTAACCTCCGAGAAACCAGCCAAGCCAACCACCAAGGCCAGCAATAGCCAGTTGAATATAAGTCCAAATGTCTCTCATTGTTTTTCCTCTCTTTCATGTAGATTTATATATAAAAAGACGCCTAGTTAAAGGCGTCATAATCTGATAATAAAGGGCTTCAATTAGTAAGGTGCATAGTAAACATAGCCGCTGGCTTTGGCATAGAACCCGTCTCCGGGAATGTACATGGCACCGTCAAAGGTATCGTATTGGGAAGTTGTGAACCCTGGCTGATGCAAGCATTCCCAGGTAATCCCATCAGAGGATACACAAAGGCTGCTCTCTTTTAGAAGCGCAAACTTCCCCCAATCTGGCATCCAGATGATATTCCTTGGATTAGGGATGTTGTTATTGGCAAGATCGCCTACCCAGGAGAGATTGGTTTCGGTAATTTCTGTGGCATTATCGTTCATCACGCAGAGCTTCACATAGTAGGTGTAATCGCCACCCACATTGGTATAGTTGAATTTCATGACAAAGAGCACACCATTGATAGAACGGATGAACATGTACCGAGTATCATTCACATCTTCAGGAATGGTGGTTACCCAGCTTCCAGGACTTGATGTACTTGCTCTGGCGATGGATTTGTCCCCACCAACAACTCCCACAAAGTTTCCTTTATGCCTGGTCAGGTATTTAAAGATGGGGACTGAGGTTCCGTCCGATCCAACCAAGGTCCAAGCAGTTCGTTCTTCCAGGGAATCAAAGCTGTAATAAACCGGTGACTTGTAGTACCACCAGCTGACCACACCAGAGCCCCTGTCCATATCATAAGCACCACAGGTCATAGCGTTTTGCGCTCCAGCGCAATAACCCGCATTGTGCCAGGTAATCCCGTCAAAGGATGCGATGATATTAGCGAGGCCCGCAATCTTGGCAATAAAGACACCATCCGCAGCATAAAGTATCTCAGGCTGCCCATGACTCCACCAAGGAACACTGACAACGGTCCATTGTTTGGTGGTCTTGTTCCAGTAGGACATGTATGGGGTTTTGGCATAATAAACTGCAATCTGAGCGTTTCCATTATCATAGACATTAATCTGTCTCTCACTTCCGTATTGAGTATAGCCAAAGTTGTTATAGTACTTCTTGGTCCAGCTTAAGGTAGGAATAGGAAGGATAATGCTGCCCCTGGCACCAAAAGCTGTCCAGATGGCCAAGGTGTTATTAAAATTACGATCATAGCTCATGGGTTTCCTCCTTAAACTTTCTCAATGGCGGTAATTCTTCCGCTGGCATCCGTTGTATAAGTGTAATTTCCTGTTGAACCATCAGCATAGGTTACTTCAAATGCAGCCGCATCCACCAACAGTGAAGATACTTCCTTTAAAAGAAGCTCTGAAAAGATATCTTCTAGGGTGATGGACGTTATTCGACCACTAGAATCTGTTGTAAAGCTGTACTCGGCATGATACTGATGGGTATCACCTTTTTCCACTTCATAGGTCACATTGATTTTGTTATCAACCACCGACAGTGTTTTTACAATGGTGTAGGAGACGCTTAAGTCATAGACCTGGTTTTGAAGGTCATCCACGGAGCTTCCCACATTGGAAATTGAGTTTTCAATGCGATAGAAGGTATCAGAAATACTTGGCCTGTATCTTCCCACCTCAACGCGGATGTTGAACCTGTAAAATGGATTGTACTCAAGAGAGATGATCCTGGTTTTCACATTGATACCTAATGGATTGAAGATGATGTGCACATTATCACCAACAGCCAAATCCATCAGCTTAAAAAAGGAAATATCGTAGGATGATGCATTCTCCCTGGAGTCATGGGATACAGCCACATTTGTGACATTCTTTGAACCCATCACCGGGATATAATAATTAGAACCTCTATGGCTACGAATATTAATGCTATAGCCATCGTACTGGATTTCACCACCCAAAATAGCAATGAACTGCATCAGCGCAGCTCGCCTGGAAACCTTCTGGTTGATTTTCATCGTGACGCTTTCTGTAAAATCCACAATCCCAGCTGAAAAGGGAGTGCCTGCAAGGAGCTGGGATAATCCTGCTGTAGGATCACCCGTGAAGTCAAAACTGCTTATTTGATACATTTCATGGTTCAAAAGATAAGACACATGCTCACAAAGAACAGAGCAGACCGGTAGGCTCCCTTGAATTGATTTACTGATTTGAACCAGTTCAAAATACTGATTATCTAGTTTTGCAATTTGCTT